GTTAGCAGCGCCTCTCGTATTTTTAAAGACAGAGGAAGTGTTTCTCCTGATGAACTGTTTACAAAACTTAATTCTGCTGCTGCTCAGTCACAGTCTTTAAAAACAGACAAACTAAAATTCTCTGTTAAAGGCCAAGCAGCAGACGGTGGAGTCTGGATAACCGGGTCTCGTCCGGGTTCTGCCATAACGGAAGGCGGTATCAACTACTTAGTCAAAGTAACAACAGACGGTAAACTAATAGGTGTTATGTCAGACGAGCATAATTTGTTTGAAGGGATTGCTGGTAAAATACAGGAGAAAACTCGCAGTGTTGTACCTACGTTAAGGGCTATGAAACACCTGATACCCAACAGACTAATCGCCGTTACTCCTCCTATGGTACGTGATCTAAGAGGAGTGGAAGAAGGGACGCAGTACGTACATCCTAAAGGAAAGAGTGACAAAAGAACATATGGTCAAGTAATAGACGAGATGGTAGACTTCCAACCTAGTGATGCAGTACTAAAAGCGGAACAACAAAGACAACGAGGTATGCTAACCACCGCTGCCTCTGCTGCTGTCATGGGACAAACACAAGGAGAAGAAGTGGGGCGCTAGGCCCCAACTCTATATCTCACAACTGTTGCCAACACAGGCCAACTGTTGTGACCCTTCGGTCATGTCTGTTTCCTCAACGATGTCCCACTCGATAGTCTTAGGAAACTCCTTGACTAGCTTCTGGTACGTCTCCAGATCCACAGGCTCATAGGGTGCTTGCTGGTACGTGTGTTCTGAGTAAGGTAGGAAGCTGATGCCACTAACCTTGTCGAACTTGTTATACAACCACTGGCCTACCTCTAGGAACTCGTCGTCTCTGTAGTAGCAAGTCATGGAAGGCTTGTGTTCACACCAGTAGTCCTGATACAACTCCCACAACTCAAGCTGCTCCATGGCACCCATGTCAGTCGCTACTACAGCCTTCTTAGGAGACTTTATAGGGAACGAGAAGACCTTAGTAGTAGGAGAAGTCACGTCTATCTCCACAGGCACTCCAGCAGCCTCTAAGACAGCACACAAGGGATCTCGTGCGTCTGCTCTTACTCGTCGTACGTACTGCTCCGCGTATCTAGGGTGTATGCCTGACGCGCTATCCACCAACTGAGACACAGTACCGGAAGGCTTAACAGCAGTAATGGCAGTGCTAACATTGATGCCAAGGCGTACAGCCCATGTACGATTAGTCTTAATAGCTTCCTTCTTAAGCTCCGTGAGCCACTCCTGTAGTTCTGCACGACTCTTCCTCCCTGACATAACTGGATGATCCATGATTCCTGTCAGTGACACACCCAGAAGTGCTTCCTCTTCAGTGTTGTCCTTCCAGATCTTACGCAAGTACCTGAAGTCAGTCAGAGTCGCCTGTAGCGTCCCTAGGATGGCTGCAGACCTTACCTTCGTACGTAACGTGTCCAGTGTGTCCTCTGCCCTAACTACTACTTCAGACAGGTTACAGAACTGGTACGGACGTAGGATAATCTCTGAGCATGGGTTAGTACCGAAGTCAAAGCTGGCGTCTCTACGTCCATTCTTCTCTGCCTGACGCTGACTTGCGACACGACTGAAGACACCTCTTTCGCCTGACCGTGACTCGTACAGAGACTTCCACTCGTTTAAAAAGGCTTCAAAGTCAGGCTTCTCTGTGTAGCAAGCTGAGTTGTTAGCCAAGCCACGCTGAGGATTATCTACCCACCACTGCCCTGACTTAGCTCGTCTTATCCTGTCGTCGGTAAGATTACTGAGACTGATGAGGGCGCTACGTCTGACTCCTCCGACGACAACGATCTGTGCAATCTTACAGCAGAGATCATGACACTCGATGGAACTAAGCTTTCGTCCAGCAGATGCTCGAAAGACGTCAACGGTGAAGCTAAAGAGGTCAACAAGAGGTTCTGGACCAGACGCTCTACCTCCGAAGGTCTTAAGGGCTGACCCTGCAGGTCTAACTCCAGAAACGTCCCACTTGGGTACTTGACCACTAAAGAGCATTGCGATAAGTTCCCGGTACGCTTTAGCCCACCCAATTTTGCTGTCAGCGACGTGTATAACTGTATCTGTGTCATGGAACTCTTCTGCAACCTCCGGTAGTTTACTGATGTACTGTCGTTCCACGCTGAAGCCAACTCCAGTGCCACACATGAGGACGTACATCATCTCGTCAAAGGCTTTAGGATGGTCTATAGGTAGATAGGAGCAGTTAAAACCAGCTACATTGTCCCTGTCCAGAGCTTCTCCTGCAGTCATGAGTGCCCTCATGCTGGGCATTACGTCCAGATTGTAGATACCATCGTAGAGGCTCTTGGCTTCCTTTGCTGACAACTTCTCGCTGCTAGTCCAGAAGTTCAGGTAGCGGTCCACAGTTTCCTTCCATGTTTCCCTGCGCTGCTCCTCTGGTAAGTAACGTGCGTAGCGACTCTTGTGTATGTATTCTTGATATGCGTCCATTATAATTCGTATTCTCCTCCAGTTAATAGTGACATCTTAAGTTGGTCCAACACAAAGTAAAGCTCTAGTGGGTCAATGTTTGTCGAGACTACTACAAACTCCTCCGACTTGATTATGCAAAAGGCGTCTTTGTATTCCTCTAGTTTCTCCACCGACATAATTGCGTCAAATACTTTAGGTACAGGTATCTTCTCGTCTTTGCCATTAAAGTTTCCTTCGATTACTTTCATTAGATGAGTTCCTTGATTAGTCTGTCTACGTACCACTTGCACTTACGAAGGTCCTCTACGGGTTTGCCTTTGTAGTGAAAGCGCCACAGGTACTTCATGGCGTTACCTTTGAGGTAGCCGTGGAAGTCTTCTCTGGGCATACTTGCTTTGATTGCTTCGATAGCCTCGATACCACCTTGATTGTAGTGCGGAGGCTGCTCCACTGGGTCAGAAGTTTTGACCTTGTTCCACTCTTCAGGTGTCGCTAGGTCAATACTCATCTTCGTTCTCCGTTTCATCCTCTAGCTCCTCTGCAAACTTCTCTAGTCTATTGATCAACTTGTCTTCAAACCTGTCCAGCAGTTACTCCGAAGTTATTTCTAAACTTTCCAGAAAGTCGTCAGGATCGTAAGCCCGTAGTAGTCGTTCCTTAATTTCTTCCATAGTCAGAGACATCTTCCATCAACTCCTCTACTGTGTCTAATGTGTACCACGCAAGTCCTTCCTTGTCGCACCATTGGGCCATCGTCATCGTAGCTCCTTTTCTTATCTTCTTGTTTGGGTTCATGAGTACAAACACCAGTGTCTGACCTTCTTCCAAACTGTCCCTGACACTCTTGTACTTCTTGGTGTCTCCTTCTCTGAAGAAACCCTTACATTCGACTAGTGTATTACTAGCGATGTGTACGAAGTCAGGTCTATAGTTTCTGTGTATTGTGTAAGGAATCGTAAACGGTTCGTACTCAAAACCCTTCAGTACTTCCGCTGTGTGTTCCTCAAAAACACTACGAAACTTCGATTTCTTGGACCTTCGGCTCATTGTGTACCTCTACTAAATAACGTGGACCTGATGAATATGCGAACCCTCTGACCGAAGGCCAACATTCCTTTTTGTAAGAGCAGTAAGAACATCCTACGGCGAGTTTCTGGTTGCCACTCTTTCCATCTGCGATAGGTTCGTAGCATACCTCTGGTGGCTCCTCCTGCTCTACCATCTTTTTTATGTGTTCAATCCTGTCCCTAATGTCGTAAGAAATCAGGTCATGGATAGGAGCCTGAGTGTCCTCTGTATCGTACAGCAGGTACGTCAGGTGTCCATTCTGTTTGTCCATTGCCAGCCAACCAAACTTAGTTTCGCCTTCGGAGTGCGCGTATCCTTTGATCTGCGCCACGTACCCAAAAGGATCGTCATAAGCCAGTGTGCCTTCTTTGAACTTCTTGAAGCCGAAGGTGGACGTAGACTTCACGTCAGTCACAACTCCGTCAATCCTGCAGTCCATGGACCCTTTGATACCGTTGACCTCACACTTCTTCTGCTCGTCTGTCACCTCGTGACCTGCAGCTCTTGTGAGGAACAGTAGTAGTTCTTCAATGATGTGTCCGTAGAGGAACTTGACGTACGTGTGTGGCTGTATGTCTTCACCTTTGTCCACATCGTTGTACACGTTCCACAGGAAGCGGTCCTCACGCCCTATGTTGGACATACGTAGTTTACGTGAATCGTCCCTCTTCTGTGTGAACTCTTGTCGCATGAGTACCTTCACGGCTTCACCGAACTGGTCTATACATGCTTCAATGTCCACTCCTTCTGCTACTTCTTTGGACTCCACAAGTTTATATATGTCACTAACTAGGTTGTAAGTGCTTTTCATTATAAGTGCTCCACCCATCTTAATTTGCGTGTGTCAGGATCGAAAGCAAGAAAGACTACTCCTAGTTTTTTCTGTTCTACGGACCTTACGTTTCTTATCGTCCTGTGGTTATTTTTTAGCCTGTAGTCTATACGTACTGTCTTAACGTCTATCAATATTGCCTCTCCGTCTTTGACCGCAACCATGTCTATAGGACCACTACAACCTGCGTTTTTAAAAACTTCGTAGCCTTTGTCCCATAGCCAAGTTATAGCGTAGTACTCAGCAATGTCTCCTTTTCTTTTAGTAGTTTCTAGTATGTCCCTTACTCTGGTCCCGTCTTCATTAGTCTGTGCATGTACCATTAGTGTGTCTCCGCCCATGTTGTTCCAACTTTGTATTCACCGTCCAGAGGACACCTCAAGTTAAACTCAATACCTGCAGCCTTGAGGCACTCCACTGCTAACCAGCCAAACTTCTCTGCGTCTTTCTCTGCTACTTCTGTCTGCACTTCGTCATGGATATTACCTATGATCTTGTAGTCCAGCTTCCAGAGCTTTGCGTAGTCGTCCAAGATCACCAGAGCTTTCTTCATTACGATAGCTCCTGCTGCTTGCAACAACGTGTTCAACGCTGAGTGTTCTGATCTGACTAGGAGTCTCCTTCCGTCGAGTCCTGTGAGGTATCCTCTTGCTGAAGCGTTTGAAACTCTCTCCTTAAGAGCTGCGAATGATGGCAGATTATGTAGGAAAGATTCTCTAAGGTTTTTGCCAGCTTTTCTACCTCCTCCAGCCACTGACCCAAGCTTCTCATCTCCGGCTCCGTATAAGAGTGCATAGATGAAAGTCTTAGCCTGATTTCTTGATTCAAGTCCAGCAAGTCGTTGATTTGTTGTGTGGATATCACCGTTAATGATTTCATTTGTATAGTCCTCGTCCTTCATGTAGTGTGCCAGCATACGCAACTCAAGACCACTGGCGTCGAAACCCACTAGCTTCTTACCTTCAGGCACAGTCCAGCAGGAACGACACTCGTGTCCGTACGGGCTGTGACTTGCGGGTACTTGGGCCATGTTGGGTGACTGGTGTGTCATGCGTCCTGTGACTGCTCCGTTGCTGATGACTCTGCCATGGACTCTACCGTCTTCCTTGACATGCTCCAGCCATGAGTTTACCTGTGCGTATCTTTTTTGTAGCATCAAGTACTCACTCACAACTTTTGCTTCCGGTAGATCAATGGTGTCTAGGACTGCTTCATCAACTATTGGGTTGCCCTTCTCCGTGAGTTTGTCGAAGCGAACCCCAAGGCTCGAAAGCCTCTTCGCAATCTGCTGCCTAGAACCCACATTAAAAACTTCAACTTTGTCTTTAAGCCTCTTGCCCGTTTTCTCTGACCATCTTTCATGGACGATTGGCGGGAACCTCTTCTGTAGTATCTCCTCGATGTCATTCATTCTCTCCTTAAATGTGGAACACAAGTCTCTAGCCAAAGACTGATCCAGAACCCAACCGTTTTTCTCTTGCTGCTGCACTGCTACTTGCACTTTATGCTCTAGCTCAATGCTTGCAGGTGAGAAGCAGGTCATCTCCTCCATCAACTTCTGGTGTACTGCTTCCGTTACTTCTACGTCTCTGATACAGTAGTCAATCATCTCTTGTGACAACTGGGACCAGTCACTGTGGTCACCCTTTGGGAACCCTAATTCATTACCCCAGTTCCTCAGTGAGTGTCCTCCTGACTTGCTAGGCTCACACAAACGTGACAAAACCAGTGTATCGATGACCCTCTCAGAAGCCACTGAGACGCCCCAGAGATGCTCTAGGACAGGGATATCGTATCCTATTAGGTTGTGCCCAACGACGCTCTGTGAGCCTCTGAGGGCCTCTGACAGGCTATCTGGGTCCACATGTACCAGTGTTACGTCGTCTTCCTTGGTTACAACGCACCAAATGGTGTCAGGAGTCAAACCATTGGCCTCAAGATCAAGATAAATCAAAAGTCGTCTCCAACGTGAGGGTTAGGTACTTCACTCAACCTGCCGGTAGACCTATCATAAGAAAGGTAGCAAGCAGGGCCAGTTTCTCCAGTGTAACGATTCTTGAGGACACGTACTGTTGTTGTGTTCCTGATGTCTTCGTTCTCATGTTGCTGATCTCGCTCCATACCTATAACTATGTCGGACAGTTGTGCAATCGCCTGTGACCCTCTGAGTTCACCTAGACTGATCTGGGCACCGTCTTCATGTGCTTTGCCCTGTGAACGTCGTAGGTGTGACACGAGGAACAAGCAGATGCCTGTCTCTGCCACGAGTGTCCTGAGTTTAGTCATGATCTCGTCAATTGCCTTACGTTCGTCACCGGACTCCTGAGAAGAAACAACGATACTCAGGTGGTCCAAGATCACAAACCGGCAGTCCAGAGCCTTAGCCATGTACCGCACACGTCCCAGAAGGTTGTCAGCAGAAGTAGAACCCCAGTGGTCAAACAAGTAGTACCGCCCTGTGCCCATGGTTGATTCCCAGAAGGGTCTGAGGTCCTCCACGGGTGTGTCCTCTTCCAGATGTAGAGGTCTGTTGGCGGCTACTGACATGATGCCCAGTGTCGTCCGTGACAAGTCCTCTTCCAACGCTAGGACACCAATGTTACCTTCGCAACGCTTGAGTAAGTCGTACTCGATCTCACGTATGAACTGTGACTTACCCATGCCACTGCCACTGGTGATGGTCACGAGTTCGTAGGGACGATGGCCTCTAGTGATGTGATTCAAGCCGTCCCATGGGTAAGGGATCGACTTGACATTACGTTTTTCAACTAGATTTTCCCATGTGTCCGTACCAGCGACGATACCGTCGGGCCTGTAGGTCTTGGCGTTCCACCATGCTTGCGTAAAGTCCTTGACTCTGTTAGCCATGAGCATGTCGCCAGCGTCCTTGAGTGGTAGCTTGACGATCTTGAGCTTGTTGGGGCTAAAGAGGTCCTTGACTTGATCTACTGCTGAGTCACCTGCTTTGTCGTTGTCAAAACACACGACGACATTCTCGTAGGACTCAAGCCACTCTAGTTGTTCCTTGACTTCCTTTGCCGCATTGGAAGCACCGGACCGAAGTGAAACCACGTCCCACTGTCTGCCTGACATCTCGTACACTGCCAAGGCGTCCAACTCACCTTCAGTGATGGTGATGTACTTGTTTGTTTTACATTGGTGTTGACCAAAGAACCCAACTCCGGTTACGTCACCGCTAGTGTGGAAGTTCTTGGTCTTCACCTCACGTACTTTTGCTGAGGCTACTTCACCTGTATCTAGGTTGTAGTACGGGTAGTAGTGCCTCACGATGTCGCCTGTAGTCGAGTACTCCACAGTCACACCAAACTTACCACAAGTGTCCTGTGACAGACGTCTGTGTGGTATTGCTGCTACGACTCCAAACATGTTCAGAGGTTTCGCAGTTGTTACTTTTGTTGCTTGTGTAGTCATACCTGTAAGGCCGTTGTAGTGGTAGTTACAACCAGCGCTGAAACAATGTGCGCCGTCGTCGTCATAGATAGCTAGGGAGTCCGAAGAACCACACTTCGGACAACCCTCATGTCTAATGAATTTAGCCATCTTTAGAAGTCCGAAGCGTCACCTTCGGTCATCTCTGCTTCCTCCAAGACCTTCACAGCTTCGAGGTAAGTCGCAACACCGTGTACAGGATGAGGCTGACCCAGCTTGAACTTCAGGCGCACCTTAGAATTGTAAGGTACTTCTCCGTTGTACTGGTTACCCTCAGCATCGAACCGTTTGATGTCGTACTTTGACTTGAACTTGCGCTGTTTGTTGCCTTGGTAGTCCTTGATCTTCACACCTTGTGCTGCCAGTGTTGAAGCGTCGTCTTCGGACAGAGTGATGGTCATTGAGAATGCTCCGGTGTCCTGACCGTTGTACACATCGTGCTGAGTCAGGTTGCTGAAGTTTACAATGCCTTCGATAGTAGTAGCTGCTGCTGCCATAGGAATAATCTCCGTTGTTTGCTTTTGTTTTGACCAATGATTCTCACTGACCATACTAATAGTATACCACAGTTTTGGATGCCGTGTCACCTCCTCACTAAACTTTATTTTACTACTGTAGTTACTACAGGAGTACTTCTGTAGTAACTACAGTAGTAACTACTACTGTTTACTTCTTTAGTTAATTACTTAAGTTGTAACCTAAGTACTACTTTAGTAGAGGGTATCATAATCTGTCTCTGGTGTCAAGAGGGTTCCTCTGATTTCTTCAAAAAAATTATCGTCCTCCATCTCACACGCATGTATGCTCTTGAGACAGACTCCACACAGATCGTAGAAGTCACCTCTGGCGTCCTTACGTGTCAACTCTGAGTCTTCCAAAATTTTATTACAGGCTTTACAACGCATCTTTAGTTCTCCTTTTTTCTTTTCTCTTTTTCAACATGGTTTTTCGTTCTTTCTCACTTGGTAACCCGGCGTAAGGGTCTGCTGCCAACGCAACTATCCAAGACAGTATGAAGAGAAACAGAAACAAACCAACAGGTATAGAAAGTATTATCAGTAAGTAGTCAACAATTGCTTCCAACTTAGGACTCCTTGTATTCTCGTGTCATTTCGCCTGAGTAGACGTAGTAGAACCTGTCTCTGTGCAACTGTAGCAACTGAGTAGGCACCATACGTCTGTACTTGTCCCGCAGTAGGTCCTTGAGTACAAACTGGATGTCACCGAAGTGCAGATTGTGCATCTCGTCTAGTGCCAGATTGTCAGCCATGTGTTCTACTGCTTCCTTTGTCACGCATCCTTCGTCATGACTAGTGATGTCTAGGTTTTCTTTGTTCAACATGTGTATCACTCCCTTTCAGAAGGCTTAACCTT